CGATGCCGGGCATGTCGTCTATTCTTATTAAGACAACTCCGCCGGCTGCTTCTAATGCCATTACGCCACCGTTAACTTCGCATAAAGGTCAACACCGCCGGGAAGTGATCCAGTTGGGACGAATCTACGGCGTGTGCCGATGACATCCGACCCGAGACCTACAACCCAGGCTGACCCATTAAAGTATTCGAAAGTTCCATTAGTCGTTTCTGCACTCGTCTGCGTTAGCACTAGTGCATTAGTGTCGGCTCGATAAATGTTAATCGTGTGAAGCGGTACGATGCCGCTAAACAGCTCAGCCTGCTTAAATGCAAACGTGCCAGTCGTCTGGTTAAAGTCTCCAAAGTTCCAGCGGTACTGACTTGGCAGCGAATCCTCAGTCTCATAAATCAATGCAAGAGACTGGACACGCGCAGGCAACATTATCGTGCCGGCGGTGCGGAACGTGAATGAAAATTGAATGTCACCATTAGCATCAAGGCCGCTCAAATCGCCGTTTGGAGGGACTTCAACCCATACTCCAGTGTTAGTGTCAATGCCAGACGTACGAACATAGGCCTTGTACATGTCAGGCGCGACGCCGTAGAGCGCGCTTCCTAGCGTCTGCACGGAGTTAACTGCGACGCGATACAGCTTTGACGGTATCGACCCTAACGACATCTTCGGACATATGATTCTATTTGGAGCCTCAGCCTCGTACATCATATCAGCGCCTAAAGGATAGGCTGTGAATGCGTTTTGAGTTGTCGTGGTGGCAGAGTTGTACACCCAAAACATCCAACCATCTTCCACCCATAACGTAGGGGCACTGCCTGAAACGTAATGTAAGTGTATGGGGCTATCTAGGTCGCGTAAGGATGACGGCAGTTGACTCGTTAAACATGATGCTCGCCTATCGAACTGCGCGCCTGTCGTGTTATAGTCTGTAATGTAAATCGACCCAGTTGCTACGGTGTTAAGCACTCCGAGCACTATCTTGTCAAGACCACTAGCTACATCAAACGTATGAAACACGGTCGACCCACCGGACACGTTAGTATTCGTGCCGCCGGGAACGGACTCAGCCATCGAGTCTGCGATCCATGATACGTTGCCGGCGGTGATATTGCTTAGAGGCGCTCTTAGTATTCTAGTGGCAGTGAGTAAGTACAGCGATGGCACCCCGGATCCTGGCCCGTGTTGTAGTGTTGCCACTCTCCCGTTATTAAGTTGAGACAGCGCGCCGGTGACGGCCTGGCCGCCAGTTACTACCATGTCAGACCCAGTTAACACAGCCGCCCCTGCGGTCAGCGTTAGCGGCGCTCGTATGTTATACCTGAAGATCTGAATCGTTGAGGTGCCGTTAGTGGAATACACATACTGCTGCGTCAACGAATCAAGATCACCCAGTGCGCAACCGCCAATGATGGTATTCACTACAGTCGCTGCGTCTTTGAGCCAATACACGGCTTTAATCTTATCGATAGTCGTCGCCGCAGGGATGGTTGTCGATGGATTCGTGAAGTCTTCAAACCGAAGACCTTTGGCCACGAACAAGCCGCCGTTAGTCGAAGTCGCATTCGTCGTAGCGTGCACGACCATCAAGTCTTGAATCACATACGGTGTTCCAGCTGCAATGTTACCTGCGTTGGCTGTTAAGGACAGCGATGTGTCAGACACGAAGCTAGAGATCTGGTACCAAGTGGTTATTTGGTTGGGATTAGTTGACCCGAAGCCTATCCTTGAGCCTACGCTTAAGCCTGTCAGCCAAGACGTCCCAGCGCCAATAACGCTAGACCCTGTCACGGAAACGGTTCCCGTGGTATGATTCGTTAGTACGACGCGCATACCGCGAACATTATGGCCTGTGGCCGTCGGGAAAGTTAGTGTGATAGCGCCTACAAACGTATAAGTGCAGGTTGATGGTACGAACGTCCACAGCTGGACGCGTCGAGTAGCCGCCGATGTAGCACTATCCATGCCGAAAACCCAAAAGAGGTCGTCAGTTATTTTTATCGGATGCAAGAACCCGCTAGGGATGCCTAGCGATGACTCTGCGAGATTGCCGACGCTTAGCGGCGCTGGGCCAATGAACTTGTCTGCATCGCCTGCGCCCAGATTGAACTGGCCTGTATGCTTGCCTCTGTTGATCTTCGTCGGGTCATACGCACCGCCGACTGCTACTTGGGCTAATGAGCCATTGAACACTTGCTCAATCGCTGATTTCATTTGCTGTCTCCGTGATGTCTAATCCAAGGACCGTGGCACTCAAGAACGCGCAAGCTGGGCTTAGCACTTCATCGCGTCTACAGCACAAGACAAAGTCTAGCATACTAGTGACGACGAATGGTACGGCTACGACGTACTCGGGCGCGCCTCTTACGATGTCTAATGCCTTCAACCCAACGGGCAATGTCACGTCTACCATAATGCACTATACCCCCGTTATGGATTCTGTTACACTAACGAGCTTTCCACTCGAATAAGCCAACGTCTTCGTGTACACACGTGGCCCTGCGGTGAACTGCACGGAGGTTAACAGCCCGGCGCCGTCGTACGTGAACGTTTTTGATGAGCCGTCTGAGTACAGTATCGACGTCAAACGACCATCGATGTTATATGTTAAAGTAGGTCCAGACCCAGTGTTGAGGTTGCGTCTCGCTTGTCGATACTGCGCCAATGAGAGCTGCTGTTCTTGGCCGTAGCTGACGAATGCACCGGTATCGCCGGAGCTGATCGTCACTACACCTTGCAGTATCTCTAAGACGATGTCATAATCGTCGATGATCTCTACGTCTACGATGTCGCTCATGTCACTTTCGGGTTAAGTGTAACCACGCCTTTCATAATGCAGACAGGATCATTGCCTGGGCGTGTCCAAAGTACGTCGTACACATACTTTGAAGCAGGATCAGAATCGTTGCACCCAACAGGCATCGCCGACGATACGCTGTCAGGCAGCGACCATTCAAAGGTGTTAGTTGAAAGCTGCGTAAATGAGAACGCATAAAACGCGGCAGACGAAGAGGTCTTGCGAATCCCTCCTACGAAGGCATGGCCGGTGAGATCAAGATAGGTCCCATCGGCATTTTTGATCTGTAAGCCCTTTGCCCACGTCAGGCCTCGGGTTACGTACAGGTCGAGTCGTTTTGGCTTAGGACCTAATGTCGTCATCTGTGAACACCTTCAAGATCTTGGAGAGTAATGCTCGCGCGATGGCGTCCTGCTCTTTGACTGCTAGACCGATAAGTGCTGCAACACCCAACCAATACCAGCTTCCACTGATACCATCAGCGTTATCACCGCTAACAATGCTAACGACTGCGAAGCAGAAAAATCCAGATGCACTACTGACACTAACGCAGTGCACAAAAGATTTATAAGCGTCATCCCGCAATACACGAACAAATGCCGTCGTGAATCCGATGAGCCATACTGCTGCGTAGAAGACAATTCCTGTTCTAACATCCACCACGCTCTCCATTAAGTGAACGGTACTGACTTGGGAAGATCGATCTCGCCGATGGTTTGCACCGTCAGCATGTTGCGCTTAAACCACCCGTCAACTTCTTCGACAGGCAAGTTGTAAACGGCATTCGGGCCCCATGACTTGTTGGAGAGTTTCACGAACAGCTTCCCGTCAGACGACAAGAAAAAGCCTTCGAAACTCATGTTGTGCATCCACACGTCATTAGGGTTGCGGGCGTGAATATCAAAGCCATCTTTATGAGTGCCAATCTTGCGGATGGCAACCGCGCTGCATACGGACGCTGGCTTGAACTCCTTGTGAGCGGCTAAAAGAGCGTCGAGTGTGGTAACGCTTTTCGTTTCCAAAAGCCTGAAGTCACAGTACTTGGTTAGCTCATCAATGTACTGCCAGTCGCCAAAGGCTCGATACACGGTCTTGCTCTGAGGTTCAGGGTAGTCCTTGTCAGACGCGACATTCAGCTTCTTCAAGAGGTCCATCAGGGCTGGGACGCTGCATGGCAGAACACCGCACTTGGTGAGTGAGTCATAAGCAGCCTCGCAGTAGAGACCATCGCTGCCTTTCATCTTCGCTCGGCGTCTTGCTTCTCCATACGAGAACGGTGCGTAGAAGGAAAGGTTGTACGGTGTGAACTCATTACGCCCAAGGAACTCATTGCCGTCGCCACGCATGCCAATCTGATACGACGATCGAGTCACCCAAGGACGAAGCGTGTTGCTGAGGACACAGCTGCCGATGATCTGCGGCAGCCAGTCAAACGCCTTGCCCCATACGAACTCTTGCACGAGCGTCAAGTCGTACGAACCAGCGCCCCTCCCTTTGTCTGACTGAAACTGCTCCCACCTTTCAGCCATTAGGTTCGTTAGCGGTGCTTCAGACCGCTGTGCAGCTAACACTGGCATGTCGCTGTACAGACGATCAAAGCCTCGACGCTCGTGCATGAGTCGATCTTCGATGGACGTGTTGTCTCTGGGTCCCCAGCCGTGCAACTCATTCATATGCTAGGCCTCTTACGACTTCTTGATAGTACTCTGCCATTACGGCTTTCGTGAACGGGGCCGAACCCCAACGCAATTTGATGTCCGCATTTAGCTCTTCGATGAACTTTGTATAGCTCTGGATGCCATTTTGCAGCACTTTGTTTCGACAGACGACTATTTGATCAGCCGCAATGTTGATTGTAGTTGCGGGCTCTTCTAGTAGACGACGTGACGCGTCGGAATAGCAGGCCGCTAGTTCTTTGTTCTTTGTAAGACCTTTCGTCCAAGTCGCCACACGAGCTGCAAGGCGATCAAACTTATCACCATCAGGGCCGTTTGGCTTAGGCTCTTGCAGTTCCACATCAACAACAGCGTCGTCAATACCAAGCGAAGGATCGAACGTCGTGATCTCGACAGCGAAACGGCCTTGCCCAATAAGTGCATGCTCTGTCTCACTTATCTTCTGTAGCGGAGTAAGGTCAAACGTGCCTTTTGATCGGGCGCGCACCCTAACGAACTTCGCTGGAGTGACAATCTTGATGATGGCAGCATCAACAAGTTTAGGTTCGCTCGCCGCGTCGATGAAGAGAAGACTTCCGACTGGCCGAGCACCGACGACGCCGTCGAACACTTTCACTTTAGAGACCGAAGTCTCGATCTGTGCAAATGCCGACGACGTCAAAGTTAGGAGTAGGAGCAGTGATCGCATGATTAGGCAAGGAGCTTGATGATCTCGAGAATGACAGGAAGCGCTTCTTTAATGAACTGGAGCAACGCGTTCCAGTCAATCGCGCCAACCGGTGTACCAGCGACGATCTTTCCTTCAAAGGTCGCTTGCTCGACGATCGACTGCTGCATCTTGCGTAGCGAAGGCTGGCTAAGCGACGCGATGCGGATCTTGAAGAGCTCGCCGCGAGTGATCTCGCCGTCGCGATGCGCTTCTTCAGCCGCTTTGATCAGAGAGCGGCGAAATGAAAGTAGAGATTGTTGTGGAGCCTCTTCTTGGGACACAACCTGCGGGAGCTTGTCTTGCGCGTGAAGCACGCTAGACATTGTCACAAGCAGTAGGAATGAACAGAGAATGCGGTACATTGACTAAAACCCTTATCTTGGACAGCGAAGTAAACCCGACGACATTTCGTCCGATATCTTCAACTGTTAAACCTACCGAACTGTCCGAAAACGTAACGGACGTGATAGGCTGGGAACTCTTATAGTCGAATATACCCCTGTTCATATTAAGCCACTGAACACGAGTCAGCAGCCACCACATCAATTCATTAATGACGTCCTGTGTCATCTCACCAGACGCGATCTTAATGTCATACTCCAACTCGAACTTAGAGTGCGACGACGTAGAAGACAGCGGCCCTAGGACACGATTGAGACCCATTTGGATCTCAGGGAAGTCAGCGTTCGATACGGCTCTCTTTACGGAGAAGTTAGAGCCGGTCATTGAGCGCATGTTGCCATCTCTAACAACATCAGGCGCGTTGCGCTTCAAGTGATCGAATATGAAGTTGTAAATTTCATTCAGCATTCTTTAAAGCCCTCTCAAGATCGGACGCGAATGCGTCAATGACATTTGAAGTAGGTTGCACAATGATCTCGCGTCTAGGCAATCGGCCGCCACCTACTTGGTGGTAGCTTGCGATCTGTGCTATCGTCGCGAATCCTTCTGGGTGCGAGGCTGACCCGCCGAACCCGACTCGCACGCCGCCATCGATGAGTTCGTTTATGCTGCCAGGCGGAGCTGACCACGTCGGCGCTAGTGCTGCGAACAGCGTGCCAGTGTCTCGAAGAATCGTCGAAGAGCCTTTTCGACGTCGTGCAATAGTGACGGGAGACAACCGTTCCCATGTACCGTCGCCTTTGCTCGCCCTGTCAAAGCGGTCTTGAGCAAACGATCGGTAACGAACAGCCCACTGCTTAAAGACGACAGTGAGGTCCCCAGAGCTAGACTGCTTAAGCTGTGACCGAATTGACTTCCGCCACAGCTTAAGTTTGTCTAGTGAGATTGTGACATTCGTCTCAATCATTAGGTTGCAGTACCCTTGATGAGGGTTTGAGGTCGCAAGCAGATGTGAAGCGGGTTCGATTGCGTGTGCAGATCGACGCCCTTACCAAAGCGTTGCATTTCTTGCTTCGCGTAGTAAGTCTTCCCAACGGTGTTCACTGTCTCCATGAAGTCAGCTGGCGCGTTGTACCGCTTGAACAACCCAGGAACGCCTTCAGCAATGAAGCGGCAGGTGCTCGCAGGGATGAAAGGAGTCGCACCGAGAGAAGCGTTGAACTCCTCCCAGTAGATGCCTTGGTACAAGAATCCGCGTCGTTGATCATCACGGAAGAACTGGCCGTCTTGCCACTTGTCGTAAGCAGCTTTAACGTCAGTGCTATTGATGAACGACTCAAAGAACGTCGGGTTGCAAAGTGCGCGAATCGACCGGTAAGTCAGCGAACCGAGCGCAGTTTCCATTTGACGCGTTACGCTACGGGCTGCAGCTGCAACACCGTTAGCGGTCGCCATTGGGAAGTTGACGTTCGTCTCGCTGATGCCAAACTCCGTGAAGAAGTTGTACAGCACCGACGAGCCGTCAGCATCCAACAGCACGCCGCGGAGTGCGCCCATCTTGTGCCATTCAGCGGTGAACTCATGATCCTGCTTCAACGCAGTCAACTTGGTGTTCACAACAGCAGACACCGCTTGAGCCGAGTCGTTGCTTCCAAAGGCTCGGAGGTTTTGCACCTCTTCAGCTCGGATCGAGTCATTCTTCGGAATGTGCGGGATGCTGAAGGATCGAATGATTCGCTTCTCAGACCGACCATACTCTGGCATCGTGCCTCGAGGTTGGGTCGGGATGAGCGACAGCGAACCGTTCCGGAACTCGACGCCAACGGTCGTGGTGCTCACTCCTTCTTCGGAGAAGAGTCCCAACTGCGTGAGCCGAGTTGGCATCACGGGAAGGATCTCCATCGAAGATGTCAATGAGACCAGGTTGAACGCGTCAGTGGTGAAGATGTCTAACAAAGCAGCCTCCTTAGGAGATGGTGTTAGTCAAACCGGTTTCGTTAACGACAACGATTCCAGCGACGAGGAGCGCAGCGATGTACTTGGTCATATCGTAGTTGGCTGCTGCGGGATCAGCCGTCTTGAGACCTTGACGATGGACGACTGCAGGACCACGTCGCAAGACGCGATACTTGGCGGTCGAAGGAGTTGCAGAGAAAGCTGCAACAGCCGGAGTGTCATCTGCAATGACATTGCAGGACGACGTGGCGGTGAACGCGGTTACTTGAGCCGCAGTTTGGATGGTGGCGGTCGTGCCAGACACCACAACTGGGTACCCAAGAAGATCGGAGTTCACTGGCACTGTGGTAGCCGCGGCCAACACGAGTGCTTCGAAATTGTACGCCTCGTTGAACTCATGTCGAACGAGGTCGCCAATGTAATTCTTTTCGCTTGTACTAGGCAAGGGTTACGCTCCAGTCCGACGCTTAGCGTCTGCAATCAGAGGATTGTTGTTGGGATCAAACTTATGCTGCGACGGAGTCTTCTCACCAAGGGTGGTGATAGGAGCTCGGTGTACAGCAAGGCTGAACGCGGCGTCGAAGCCGTCGTTAACGCTAAAGCTGATGGCGTCAGCTTCGGCGTACGTCTTCTTCCACTGAGTCGCCTCGGCTGGAGTCAGCTTACAGGCTGTCACCAACGAGTCGATCTTAGCGGCTCGAAGTTCCTTCATCATCTTCGTCATCGATGCTTCCATGACAGCGGTCTTATCGCTGGGCTTGGTTGCATCGGCTGCGGCGGCTTTGAGTCGCGCCATCTCAGCGACGATAAGATCGGCGATTCCAGCGTCGTCTGTAACTTCGGCCGGAATCGACATGCTCAGCTTCTCAGCTAAGTCTTTCATTGACATCTCCATCACCTCTTTAAGTGAAGCGGCCAACGTCTCAAACGGATCGAGGCCAGGAACGACAGGATAATCAGTCAACGCAACATGCGTTATCGGTCTATTCGCAGTATACCCATTCCCCATCTGATATGTAGGAGGCGAATAGATGCTTACATCTGTGGAATGAGCGAGCTTTGCTGCTTCGGCATCTAAGAACTCAAGCTTAGCGAACAAGCCGATGCGCCCTTTAGAGTCGAGCTTTTTAGAGAACGCAATAGCATGGCCGCGATTCTTCTCAGGATCAAACGTATGCTCAACAGGAAGCTTGACTTTGAACCCGTGTTGAGACATCGCTTCGAACTCTTTGACCCAGTGGTCAATAAGTTTCTCAGTGACGTGAAACTCAACGTCGCCTTTCGTAAAGGTTCCGACGTAGATTACTTCTTTCTCGAACACTAAGCCGTCACCAGAGACATCGCCTTCAGCAGAGAGCGTCAAGTAAAGTGCATCGAGTATCATATGCGATCCGGTGTGTTAGCGAACTTAGGGTCGGGTGGTGGAACGTCTTTCGGTGGTCTCTTGATCTTTTGCTTCTCAAAGATAGGAATCACTTGGCATCTGCAAGACCAGCCATTCGGTGGATAATACCGCTTCCAGAATGGATCATCTTTCGGCAGCATTACTCCTTCGAGCACAGCGTGCTCTGGTCTTACGCGCTCATCACCGGTGGTCACATACTTGTAGCCCCACAGGATGTCCTGAATGTAGTCCTCTTGCTCTTCGCGGTACTTGGCGGCATTGTAGGTGATCTGAGCTTGTGTGCGAGCAATGTTCTCTAGCTGATAGGAGTTCGTAGGGCTTACGCCTAATGCTGCAAAGCGCTCCGCTAGTTTGCGCTTCATGCTGGCGACGGGAAGGTTCTCGGAGATGAGATCACGAGTGAACTGATTCAACTCATAGTTAATGGACGTTGTAAAGTCGGTCACTAGTTGCAATGACTGTGGCATATACGACATGTCATCTTCGAACTGATCGATAATACTAGCCTTCACCACGCGTGCGTTTAAACGCGCTCTACGTCGCCCAAATGACGAGGCAGCAGCCATCCCGGCAGCTATAACCCGAACTAGCCGTTCGATTTCTTTTTGAGTTATTATGCTAGTGTCGCCTCGCATCGCTCTACGAATAGCGACGAGCTTGAACGTCGACATTACCTTTCGTATCTCGAGCGCCATCGCGTTCTCTACGCGTATAAGCTCACGTGTTTGTAGGGCTGTAAGATTCGCCATTAGCGCACCATTGGGTTTGCGAAGCCTTCATCAATCAAGCGCTGACCGAGCGACAGCTGAGCGTCTTCGTCAAGAAAGATTTCATAGAGGTACCGGCCGAATGAATCGACTTTATCATAATGCGACTTCGCCTCATACCAAGTATCAGGCTTAAGTAGTCCCTGCACTAGCTTGATGGCAGCTTGACCTAGAAGTGTGTTCTTCTCAAATGCGTCAACGCCATAAAGACGAATGCGTCTCTCAGCGTAATCTTTATGACCCTTATCGAGCGTCACTTCGAACGTGTCAGCGTCGACGATACGAAGGATCTTAAGACGATACCAGTAAAGGCGATCAGCGCTCATATTATGCTCGGTGCCGTATGCGGCGTGAAACGAATCGTGGACTTGTTAAACGCGTCAACCCACGTGTGACAGTACTTGCGAAGGTGAGCCACTGGGCTACGCGTAGCGTCTTCTTCTGCAATGCCACGTGATTCGTACAGCCATATTGCAGCAAACTTCAATATGACATCGTTAACGACAGTGTTATCAGGCGGATCTTGCACTAAGGAATTGAAGTGCGTGGTAGCCCATTCGATTGCGTGATCGATGCGACGCTCGATGTCCGCTTCGTCACCGTCGTTATCCATGTCAGCCCACTTAGTTACGTTAGCGCGGCCAACAGTCAGCTCTAGTGTGTTACGGTCCAAAGGCATCTGGCACCTCAACGTATGGGATCTGCAAGCGGTCTCGAATTGCGTCGATGTCCAACGATGCGAACTCTGAAATGAATCCATCGCTGTTCGACATGATCGTACTGTAGAGCTGACGCAGGTACGACACAGATGAGTCGCTCAAAGGCTGAGCTTTGAGATACACGCGGCTCTTGAACTGCGCGCCATAGTTCAGCTCGAGAATCTGATTCACGAGCTGAGTATTAAGCTGCTCGACGATACTTTGATTTAAGAGGTCAATGCCAAGCAGAGCGAAGTCACCGTGTGAATCAGCTTCGGCCTTAGTGCCGAACTGACCTTCAAGTATGGAACGCTCGGGTACGCCGAACGCTCTAACCTTTTCACGGTCACATCGAAGTAGTCGCTCTTCGAAGTTAGCACCACTGCCAGATGATTCGATGAGCTCGATCTGCCAGGCTTGCGGTGTAGTACCTGAGAGCTGCTCTAGTGTATCGAGGATCCTGTGAGGTATGGCAAACGAACCGCTGCTTTCGAGTGCAGTAAGCAGGCTCTTGGCTATGACATCGTTAGGAGTCATCACGCCGTTATGCAAACTCTCGCCTCCATCAGGGAAACGAATAAGCCAGTGAGCGCCTGCGATCTTCTTGTCGTAGATGTCAGCGCTGCGCGATACGTTGATCGACGCGTCGTAGGATCGTTCAGCGTTAGCCATGTATGAATGACCATAGTGATAATCGCACTCGACGTTGACGTTGAGCAGCAGCGAGTCAAAGACCTCCAGCTCTACTTCATCCTCGTCAGTACCGTTCCTTATGCCGATGTAGTCACCAGTCTCAAGGTCAACTAGGACGTCAGTGATATCCTGAATTAAAGGCTTTAGCTTCTTGATGGTGTAGCGCCCGTTCTCAACGACCCAGACCTTTTCAAAAGCTTGCCACCCGAAGTCGATGAGCCCTTGTGAAGCAGCTTCAAGGAACCGAAAACGCAGCGGCATGAGCTGAGCGCTCACTTCGTCAGCGATGACCTGCAACTCAGCGTCGTCTCGCTCGATGGTCCACGACGATGCGATGATAGGAGACCGTATCATCAACCTCGCGAGGAAGATGGTTGGGTCTTTGCGCATCAAGCGTATCTTATCGTACTTGATCGATCCTGGCGCCTGGGCCAGTACGTTATCGCTCTCGTTGACGATAATGTTAGAGGTCAGCTGTTTAACCACGCGTCACCAACGATGATGTTATTTTGTGATCAGTTCTCAATGGGAATAACCTGTAGACGATATACCCAAGCGCATCGCTCATGTGGCCTAGCCCTGGGCCGAGCTGTATCTCTCGCGTGTTAGGCTTATAAGAGAGCGATGTCAAGTCGCGAATGAGCCACTTGCAGCGAGGGTTAACGAACAGCCGGCGATCCTTATTCGCGTTGCAGAGGAGCGCGTTAACTGACGCATTGCGGTCCTCGACTGCAGGGTTTGCTTTGGTGTACGACATCGTCTTGTTAGGGAACCTAGGATCATTCTTAATGATGACGTAATCCGTTGATGTAGCGCTGGTCTTACGTGCTCGGCCGCTCGCGTCGCCGATGAAGATCCAGCCAGCTTTATGGTGACCGTACTTTTGATGAAGTATGTCGAGCGATGCCTGCGTGTTCGTGTTGTTGATGCGCAGTTCATCGAACGCAACGAGGCCATTAGCTGCAACGTGGCAGAGAACCCACGACATCGGGTCGACGTTGAAGTCTTGGCCTACGACGATAGGAACGTCGGCTTTGTATGTAGCCTCTGACACAACATTGAAGACCTCGTCGAACGCGTGATACACTGCACCACGAATGCTAACCCATGACGCGCGGAACTGTTCGTCGTAGTCCTCAGACGACAGGTTACGACGAGCGCTCTCGAGCTCGCTAGCACTAAGGATGTCCTCGCTGGACCACGTGAAGGACTGAAAGTCAGGGTCAGCTGCCTCGTCCATGTACTTGTAGAACTTGTCCTTGAACTCAACGGCGCCAATGCCGAAGCGCTTAGGGACGCCGATCATCCAACACCAGCCGGTCTTGTGAGACAGCGCTGGACGAACGGACTTGTCGAACACGCCGGGCCGCTGATCGCTGAACTCATCGATGATCCCGCCGTCCCACTGGTTTCCTTCGATACGCTGAGGCTTGTCGAGACCTACGACGTAGAGGCTACTGCCAAAGATCGTCTTGATTACCATCTCACCGTCCTTGGGTTCGCCGAGAATCCAATGCTTAGGCACTAGCTTCTTGATCTCTTCCCAGGCAACGCGCTTAGCTTGACCATACGTGGGCAGCGCGTAGAAGTACATCGGGTTCGACCAAGGCTTCTTGATCGGAAGATACCGAACGATGCGGCGACGTGCCAGCTCTGTCTTGCCGCTTCCTCGGCCAGCTGCCACCAACGCGAAGCGCTTCTTAGTGCGCCACAGCTTATGCTGAATGTCGTGGTGGTTAAGTTGACTCCACATATGTATCTCTCAATAGCTGCCAGGCTTCCTTCTTATGGGACGAGCAGCCGTAGTGGTAGAAGGTTGGAGCTCGACGCTTGATGATCGTGCTCTGCATGGAGTAGATGACTTTGATGTCCTGCGTCGACTTGATGAAGTTATAGCCATGACGATTGAAGAACCCGCTCATGATTCGTTGATCGATGGTGCGGTACCAGTTGGTGCTCGGGTTCTCGAAGACGAGGTTGAACAGCGGGTGGGCGAAGAACCTTTCAACGCAGCTGTTGAACGCGTCCTTTAATTCGTGACGCATGTAATAGATGCCAGCGTCGCAGCCAACATCCATGGGAGTGAAGTCGTATTCACAGACATCGCTTATCATCTGGCATAAGCCGAAGTCTCTAGCTGACGTGCCAAGTCTGTCAAGATGGCTGCCAGTGCACCATGCGTTGCCCAGGTAGGATGGGTTACGCAGGCAGATGACATCGTCGTCGCTGTACAAGAAGTCGATGTCTGTGAAACGACAAAGGTCGAGCTTTACGTAGAGGCTATATGAATGAGCTGGCCCGTCGTACTGCACCACGCGACAGCGAGGGTCGTCTGTGCTAATGCCGGGAGCGTTAGCGACGACGACGACTTGTCGTAGGTTATCGATGGGAGGCAGGGTCTCGAGGAAGAGATCCAGCATCCATTGATTGCAGCACAGGTAGAGCCAGTCAAACATTAGCGTCCTCGGAAGATTCGACGGATCGGGTAGGTCGCTTTCTTAGCGACGTTTCGCGTAGCGCTGCCAGCAGCGGTCACGGTGTTCTTCGCCTTGGTGCACACGCCGTTGGCACAGGTCACGTCAGCCCCGTAAACGACGGTGCAGCACAAGGCTAGGAACAAAGAAGCGATGATCGTCCTCATTGTGGAGGTTCTCCTAAAGTAAGTTTGTCCATCTCTAGAACTTCCTGATCCGGAGTGATGGACGTACCCCGGTCTTTTTCACTGAGCTGAAGCTCGCTGCGTATGCGGGAGGCGAATACGTTAACGAGATCATTGTCCTTAAAGCAATCATAGCTGATGCGTATGATCTGCTCAATAATGTAGTTGAGATCATGGGCGCTGAACTTATCCTTTTGGGTGCTGTTCACCGCTGATGCTGCCTTGCACATCTCAGCGACGCGTTGCATCGCGAGGGCCATGAGCTCGCCGGCAGCCATAATGGTTTCCTGCTTTCCAGTCTCAATGGCGGCGGCGTAGATCTTGACGTGACCGGCTGCTGCCTCGCGAACGAGAGCAAGCTCCTCGAAGAGGGTGAGCTGATCGTCTGGCTTCATTTCCAGATGCTCAGCGACAACCGCCTCTAGCGATTCAGTTAATGCTCTCTTGTAAAACCGCGCCACAGCTTGTGTCCAGTACTTGCCTTGACCTTTACGTCGTCCACCGTGAAACTGACAATAGTTACTACCCCTTAGTGCCCATCGTTCACAACGCAGGCCGCAGCGGCGAGTAGCTTTGCATCGACGCTCGTGGTCGTAAGGCGGCTTACCGCCCTTGCCCGCAGGCAGTGGGTCCACTGGCATCTTTGAACTCCAAGTAACGAGGGTATGACATTACCAGCACAGCCCACTCAGGGCCAGGCTTCTTGTACGCTTCACGACTTGCGGCCTGGGCAATGGTCATCACGTCCCCTTTACGAAGAAGCTCAGACTCATTGCCCTTAACTGCAAGAATAACGAATTCTTCTACCATAGGTCGATCGCCATAATAGTGAATAGAAGAATCATGATGAGCGCCCCTAACATGAAGAGACGGTCTAAGTAATCGTCGCCAACCCATTCACCATCGTCATCATTCCACTGCATTGCATAGTATCCTTATAACACGTTTAACAAACACCCAATCACGGTTCTCATCGTAGCACTCTGCAAGACGGTCTTTAGCCGTCTTCACAGCTCTACTCACAAGGTACGAAGGCCAGTTAAGATCAGCAGCTATCTCTGTGTAGGTCATGCCATACAGCACGTTAGCTTCGATCAAGTAACGGTCAAGTTCATTCAGCGAGTCAAGCGCGTCGAGATGACTGTGCTTGTCTCTAATGCCGGTATGCTCAAGCTCTGAGTAGTGCTTACGCCTGTTCATATACTTGAAGGCATACCAGCGTATGTTGTGAAGCATGTAGTTATCGATGGGTCGGCTCTCGTCATAAAGTTCGAAGAGCCTGGGCAGCCTCTCTAACGCTACGTCGCTAAACATTTCCTCTGCAAGGTTACGATCGCCTCTAGCGCTCTTAAGGAGCATGCTCTTGATCCTCTTTTCGTTCTCTAGGGCATATCTGAAAGCTTTCGTAGTAACATCCTCTGCATGAGACCCATCCATCTTTGATCACCCAACTTCTACTCTTAAGAACAGTTTTGTTACAGCATGGGCAGCGCCTATCAGCGGGTAGGGCTGCAAGTCTTCTGTTTTGTCTTCTCTCTCGTTGCTCCATCGTCATCTCCCAATATAACTGATCAGCCATCTGCAAGCGATCTGATCAGTTATATTATGTAAGTACCCAGATTTACACAGTATACGACAGTTTCAGCTCTATCCGACAGCATTTCACACCTAGAGATAACTGATCAGCCAACTGCATGTCCTGACCGCCAGGTAACACCGTCAATTTTTGTGAGTTGTAATTGTCATATATTTATTGTATATTTCACCTAAAGCCAAGTAATCTCTATCTATCTATATCAAATTGATACAGATAAGAATGCATTTCAAAAAACTGATTAGTAAAATCTCTAGAACTAATGCACTAGGCTGATCAGTTATCTCAGGTCTTGCAGTATGAGGTCCAGGAGTTCCGCACCGCAACTGAAGTTTCCCACCTCACGATAATCGAGCGGGTCGTACAGGATGCCAGGCTCACGTGCAAGATAGGCGACCTTACCTCGCTTTCTCAAGTTGCGAAGCACTACGACCTGCACTGGGCGAACCGCAGTGCCTTCGCCCTTGAACTCGATGAAGCCTGTCCAATGCTTATGCACTATGATCCTATCAGGCCAGCCCGGAGGTTGCATCCTGCTCGCCACGATCGGAAAGATCATCGCGCCGCAGGCCTCTAGGTCCTTGCATATCTTCTTCGTCCACTTGATTTCCATTCACTTCTCTCCAAACTTTATCAATAGAGTCTATCGTGTCGAACGGTCCGTGCTCCCGTGTAATCGTAGGGACAATGATCTCACCATCGCCGTACACATACATCTCGGCCTTACCATCTCGAACGTGAACAGCCATCCCGCCAATGAACGCAAGTTGGCCTTTCTTCAACTTAACAACCTTACCGCGGCTCATAGCCACCCCCATCAAAGTTAGGATCTTCAATCACGCGATCAAGTACGCGGAAGTCGGGCTGGAACGACATCTTAGCCCACTCGATGTTTTCATCATAATGCTTGATCGCGTTCATAACGTCGTTATAGCTCCAACACGGCACGCAGCCCTGCGATGTCAAGACGTACGGCTTGCCAGTCTTGAAGCCAGGTGTATGGTCACAGACGTACGAAGCCTTTGCAGTATTGACGATGTCGAGAACCTCTAGCGGCTTCACTGGACCCAAGAACTTCTCAGGCCAGCGCTCATGCCATTCGGTCTCCTCCCAACCTTTGCCGTACACCACGCAGTCGGTCTCCGCCAGTAGCTTCTCGAGGTCAGGCCAAGTGGCCTTCGATCCTAAGCTATCATCGAAGTGACTGTGCGCTACGATCACTACGTCCCGCAGCTTCTTGTTCTCGCGAGGAGGCAGCCAGCCGAACGATTCAGCCTTGGCGTACATGCTTACGCGAGAGTACTGCTTGCCTCCAACTGTCATGGGCTTAACAGTGGCGCATTGGTCAAGCAAGGCGCTCGGGCGAACATAGTCCCAACCATATGACATCTCCTGATCACGCGGATAAGACCGCGGATCGTTATTGATGCACGTGCGCTTTAGTTTGAGCGACTGCAGAATGTTAAGCCAAGGTGCGCACATACGGACAGCAAAGCTTTGCAGCCTTGCGCCGCGTGGATTGTCAATCCATGAGAACGTAGGTGCCATGCCGTTGATCTGCAATGCTAGGTCAGGCTTGTGATCGCCGACCATCTGCGTGTCAAGCGACCACAAGTACTCTTGATGAGCGGCAGTGCTCATGTCGTCGAGATCAGTCAGATGCGGCTCAAGGAACGTGACGCCTGGGATCTCGCCCTCATGCTTGCCAAAGTACAGCACGCGGTGGCCGGCACTGACAAGATGACGGAGTACGCCTTCTGTCTCGCCTTGCTCGCCGATCGCATTCTTCGTGCAGTCACGCGAATAGAACTTCATCCCATACTTACTTACCACTATCGTTGCCATATCTTAAGGTATCCTTCCGGTGTTCCACAGTCTTGAATATCGGTCATAGTAACTTGAGGCACGATGCTATGATCGTTGAACTCTTTGATGAGGTTGCCAGACGACGGGTTCCATCTCGGGCAGCAGAACGCGCCGATGAACGAATGCGAGCGAGACCTGGCGCTTCGTGTAACCCACTTAGAGTTTATCGCGTCCCAACCGTCCATCCCAGTCTCGCGGCCTTTTACGACGGTCGCGTGGTTGGTATAGACATTTGGTAGCATATCGTACCCGTAGCAGTCTCCGAATGCCACCAAAACGCGTTTCGAGTTGGCAATCGATATAGCATCGACAACTCCATTCGCGTGCGTTTGGAAGCGTATATCTAGCTTAAAACGTAGCTGCTTCAAATACGTTTCGACGATCGAGTCCTTCTTGGTCACTACTACCACGTAAGAACATTGTCGCATCACGTACTCGAGAGCGCCGTACAGAAGCGGGTGATTCCGCGGCGTATGAAGCATAAGCTTGTTAGGCATACGCGTCGCATCGCCGGCAGCAAGAACAACTCCTATCATTGCATTCCTCCGTTCGTCTTAAGTTCAACAGCGGAGCACGGGCCGTCGTTGACGACGACGCGCTCTCCGTTCGTTAGGCCCATGATCAAAAGATCCCAGCAGAAGCCATTAAGCCTCAGCATACGCTCAGTCTCAGCGCGGTGGCTTTCCTTACGCGCGGTCGTCAACACGATCACGTGGCCGTCCCGCTCAAGACTGTTTACCCAGCTCAGCATCCCAGGCACAGCGCTGACCATGTCAGACCAGTGCTGGGCGCCAGCCGCCGGCTTCATCAACAGGGTCCCGTCGATGTCGATGAAGTAAGTTTTCTTTCGCGAGTTGTATTTCGGATCGTGCCCATTCGTGGCATTGCTTTGGGTGCTCATGCTTAAGTAGCCTGTATAAGTGAGTGATATAAAGTGCAACGGTCTCCCGGGTGTACATACCCAGGTGATCAGGTTCCCTTGGTGCAAAGACCTTGGGTCGCTTGACATTCTCCCAGCCTCGCATCGACTGCAAGATCTTAGCAAGATCGAGCTCTCGACACTTGAGGCCGCGCGAGTGTCCAGGGTCGATGAAGTACACGCGGCCATCGCTTACGATAATGTTCTCGAGTGTGCAGTCGCCGACGACTTCGTTCGCAGCATGAAGGCTGATAAGATTCGACTCAACAAGATCGAGCTCGTCCGCCGGCATCTTGTCCTTCATATACTTGAGATACGACTCGGTCTTCACCTTCGTCTCTGGATTTCCCCAAAGGTGCTCGAGGGCCTTCCACACCATCTGGCCGATGCGTGACGGGTGATAGCCGCTTATGTAGGAGTAGTGCGTGTAGCCATCCTCCCACACAAAGAACTTCGGCGCGCACCAGCGGTTACGTGCCCAGAAGTCGTGCCTAAGCTTTTCGGGGTCTTTTGCTTTTCCTGACAATTTCCCAGGTCCTTTCTTCAATGGTAATGCCACTAACCCAGCGGCTTGAGTGACGAGGTACCATCCTCGTCTCGAACTTCGATCGTATGCTGTTGAACCATTCGCAAGCGTCGTCCATGTTAGGGAACTCGCGATTGCAGAACGGTTCCCACCTTGCGGCGGTCTTTACTTGGAGCTGTACTTGCATCGCAAATCCTCATCTTGATCAAGAGTACATTCGACTGGCAGCTTGTCGTCCCTGAAGCGAACGAACGTAGGGTGACGCAAGCGGCCCTGTGAACCGACATACTGATACTTGACCTCGACGACGCGGCCAACATCGGCTTCACTTAGTTCTACCCGTTCGTCATAGGTGAACCCAGAGACGTTCGCGACCACATGGCCTTCAGTTGTCTTGCACACGAGCGACCCGACCAGGCCAATGAACTGGCCACGGCCTTCAGTCACCTCGTCAACGATAAGATCGATTGTCTTGAAGGGCTTGTGCTTACGCCAACCATTCCACAGTTCGTCCTTCATGACGAAGCCTTCATGTTCAGTGGCCGGCAAGTTGTAGACGTCAAAGTCGCCTAAGCAATTCGCGTCGGGCCAATTCTTTTCAAGCTTCGAGTAATAAGGAGTCATCTCGAAGCCGTGCTTGATGCACCAGATGCTACACTCTAAGAATGACTTACAAGCATCGACTGCGAAGACCGAGAACCGCAACTGAGGGTCTTGGTTCTTGATCGCTGTCTTGACGTATGACGCAGGCTGCCCAGGATACCAGAGCTCTCCTAACGCAGTGCAAGGCGGCATGCGCAGCCAAGCATTCTTAAGCGTAGGCACCCATGTTAAGTCGAGAGCCGTGCCATGACGGGTTACGCAGGTCACACGACCGAAGTCGTCCTTAGTGACCTCAAGGTAATGGCCGTCAAGCTTTACATGAGCAAAGTTGGCCGGCTCACCGAGCTTATAAAGTTTCATCGTCGGACGCATTCGGCCACCTTCGGTTCTTTCGTTTCACCAAGAATGAACTCAACGTCAATGACAGATCCGCATTGCAGATCTCCAAAGTTTGCGCCGATGTGATCGCAAGCAGTGCGCATCGTGCGGCCTTCGATAAAGCTGCTACAGTGATAAGTCTTGAGCGAAGACAGCGCTGTCACCAACACGTGCTTGTTAACACCTGGGCGAAACCCAGCGCGTGCTGCAATTGGGTGGCACTCTAGCTCCACTGCGACGACAGGGATGTTAGTGCCGCAGTCTCTTACTTCGAAATACTTACAGGCCATACGTAATCTCCATGCGGGTGACCCGCGAACTTGAGTAATAGGTTGTCATAATGAGACTTGTGAACCGCCGGCTCACCCCACCAAGTAGGGTAGTCGAACGGCATTCCAACTTCGAACTCGACGAACTTGTCGAGGATGTTAAGCCACTCGCGATGTGTACGAAACCCGCGGATGTGGCGCTCGAGCTCAACGGCGTGTAAGTACGCGAAGAGCGCGTCAAGGTGACCAACCCAGGACATGATTGCAGGATGATGCGACCACGCCCCGTGCGGCCAGATGTCGATCTGCCGCATGATCTGTGCGCCTTCAGCGAGCTGCTTGTTGAGACGAGCATCGTCGAGGAAGGCTGCACAGCGATCAAACTCTGTGAAAGGAACGAACACGTTCATTGGCCGGCACCAGCAGCTTTGCGGCAGCCGTCGATTGCTTCGTCAGTCCAGCCAGTCTGTGCGATCTCGAGCTGACGCGCAAGCAATGCTTTCTCGTCAACGAGCTGCGTGATGCGACGCTTAAGTCGCTCGATCTCTTTCTCTTGCGTGTCAAGTTGGGACTCAGCCCATTTTGGAAGTGCCATGCTTAAACTCCGGAAAACCTAGGGTGTGAAACGGCAGCTGATAGAACGCTTCTACCAGCTCTGCAATCTTGTAGTCGTATAATTGACCGTACTCCTCGGCCAGTGCTGATTGGAGCTCGATATGACGCGCTCCAATCGTATGGTGGCCGGCACGGTCTGTGATGCGAATGTCAGGACGCGGACGGTCGCCGCGAACGAGGTCAGAGAAGACCTCAGCTATCCTGACCGCACGCTCCAACTTCTTTGAGCAGCTCATCCATCATCTCCTTGAGCTTGAGTAAACGTTCAACCTTAGCGTTCGTGCTAGGCTTCTTAGCACGGTGTTCTTTGAGACGTGCCTGAGTGGAAAGAAGAATCTCAGGCAGTCGAGCTTGGCGCTCTTTAGCGGCGGCGATGTTTTGCTGCATCGCGAGTATGGCCGCCTCATCGCGAGCGATGCGCTCTTGAAGAGTTACGGGGCTAGCTATGTCAGCTTGTAAGGCCCGTATGAGTGCAACGAGGCGGCGTTCTTCGTCTTGGTATTCTGTAGGGGTCATCCCTAATCTCCTTGGTGCTTAATCCTCGACAGGCTCGTCTGCCGGCTTGGCGAGGATGATGTTACGAACAGTTTCTTCCTGATCAGAGGTGCAGCAGACAGTGACCTGCGTGTCGCTGTCGAAACGAACGAACCCGCCGGCAGCGAAGATCGCTCCCGTGTCGAGTGCTCCCGTGTCAACATCGTTGTAAGTGGTTTGGACGAGGTGTCCCATGTTACGCTCCTATTGGGTTGTGTCGGTGTAAAGACCAACAGCTATACCCGGACTCATCAGTGGCAGCACGACTGCCAGACCGCCGAAGCGGTTTCGTCCTATGCATTGCGAATGTCTTCGGATCGGTCCTTCCAGATCTTTTCGAGGCGTCGGGCCCGAGCAACAATCTGATTAGGTGTCGGGCAGTGCCCAGTCGCGCTTAGGTCAGCAGCGATGTAATGGTCGACAAGTTCTTCGTCAGTGAAGGTGTTGGTGTGCATCGAATCATATGCACCAACGATCTTGTCGTTACGAATTGCAGCGATGCAGCGCTTGACGCAGTCTAGGTCCAAGAGGGTGGCTACAGTCATTTGTGTTATCTCCTAAGGTTTTGTCGATTGCGAAGTGCAATCAACTATGCTAGAATTATCGACTATAGAATGTCGAATGTAAATAGCATTTTGGCATTTTGGGACAAAAATTTGGAAAGTTTTTCGGGTTTCTAAAATGCACTAGAATGCACTTTCAGGTGACAGTCGATAGAATAGTCGATCCCGACGCGGGATGCGTTTTGGTGCACTTGTTTTTCAACGTGCAACCCAAAGTTTTCTTAAAAGACATCCAATGCGATCAGGATGCGTCGAGATGGCCGGCAGAGGAGCTATACGATACCAGGAAATTTTGATAAATTAGGCTCGGCCTGTGCGTTTAAACGCGGATTTCCCGAGAAGATGCTTCCAAATGCACAAGACAGCAGGTACGACCAGTCGATCGTACCAGCGGTCTGTGATGCATTTCGATGGATGCTAGTCGATACTACTTGGAGCCAAGCAGTGCTTCGACGTCCATGCCTTCGGCCTTGAGTGCAGCCATGAGTTCGGCCATCCGTGCTTGCATCTTGACCAGGGTTTTGGCCTTGGCAGAGGAGGCAGAGGAACCAACGGTGCGGAGCTTTTCAGCGTGGGCGCGGAGGTTAGCGGCTTTGGCATCGAGCAGCGACGCTTGGTATTCAAGGAACAGTGGTTCGTCCTTGAAGTCTTTCTTGCGGAGCGGCTTGTGCTTCTTGGCATCGAAGCCAACGGGCATCGATTCCAACTTTTGGTAGTCGCGGTTTTCACCTTCACCAACGAAGAGGCCAGGGAAATCAATTTTCTTGACCTTGGCGGGCTTTTCAGCCTTGCCAGCGGCAGGTGCTCCAACAGCAGCAGGTGGTGGAACGGGCTTCTTTGGTGCAATCGCATTCGACATAACAGTGTACTCCTAAACAGGAACAGTGGAAAAATTGGACTCATCAGTGGCAGCACCAACTGCCATACAGAGTAATTCTACCCTGTTTCGTCCTGTGTGTCAATAGGCTAAAATTCCATATCGTTCATTAAAGCAATTTCATTTGCTCGCTTCGTGTCGCGTTTATTGTCGAGCGAAACGATGTACTTTTGTCGTGAACTTCGAACCCAAACTACAATGCCGGCCTTTTCACAGGCCTTGACGAAGTTCTGCAAGGTTGCGATGAACCGTGTCGAGTATTCCATGCTAGTCATCTCCCAAACGAGGTTTTGTCGATTGCGAAGTGCAATCAACTATGTTAGAATTATCGACTATCGATGAAGAAAAGTAAATAGGCAATCAAGATTTTGCGAAAATTTTGTGAAAGTTTTTCTAGTGCGTTTTAACGCTCTCAAATTGTGACCGATATTATTTATCGACTACGGCAGCCAGATGAAACCTGGTGGCAGCCAGGTATCTTAAATGACGAATAGCGGCCCATTTTCTGCTCCCTGTCGATATATTGGAACAAAAGTGAAATCGACCTGGGCTTCAAATCTTCATTCTAACGCATCGGAATGACGATACGAATCAACTCTTTCACGTAGTCGTACCATCATTCACTTGTGCATTGCTGTGCATTTTGTAGACACATTTTAAGATCTCTAGATGCCACCAAATGGATGTCAATAGGGAAATGAAGAAAATGAAAAATTCTTTGGAAGTCATCTAGATGGCTGCTAGAGTCCTTAAAATTGACGCATCCAAATGCACTCTTCACACTTTTTCGATACAATAGTCGTACCGCCCGGTGAAAGTGCATTGCTGTGCATCGTCTTTTAAGATCTCTAGATGCCACCAAATGGATGTCAATAGGAAAATTCAAGAAAATGAAAAATTCTTTGGAAGTCATCTAGATGGCTACTAGAGTCCTTAAAATTGACGCATCCAAATGCACTCTTCACACTTTTTCGATACAATAGTCGTACCGCCCGGTGAAAGTGCATTGCTGTGCATCGTCTTTTAAGATCTCTAGATGCCACCAAATGGATGTCAATAGGAAAATTCAAGAAAATGAAAAATAGTGAAAAATGGCTCTATCCTCGTGTTTCGTAGCTTAAAATCGTCCATCCGAATGCACTTTCACACCGAGGTACGACTATTGTATCGAACAACCGATCGACCGCATTGCAGAGCCAAAAACGACCATTTTTGTGCGCTAATATAACGGTCAAAATTTTTTCACAAAAATTGTCCCAAAACACAAATTGCTATTTACTTTTTCCCATAGATAGTCGATAATTCTAACATAGTCGATCGCACTTCGCAATCGACAAAAACCTTGTTTGGGAGATAACACAAATGACGATCGACGAACTCATCGAAAGACTTGAAGAAGCCAAGGACACCTTTGGAGGTGACACCGAGGTTCGACTGATGACCCAGCAGAACTGGCCATTTGAAAATACAATCTATGGCACCTGCACCCAGGAAGATATCGACGACGAAGACGAAGAAGAAGACGAAGAAGAAGACGAAGAAGACGAAGAAATCGTCCTCCATCCGGCAGTCTTCTACATCGTGGAAGGTTGCCAACTCGGATATGGCACCAAGACGGCCTGGGACGCCGCACGTTAAGCCAAACGAGGTTACCCGGGGGCGGGTGGTCGTTCTACTCGCCCCTGGGTTCCTTTAAATGCACTTTCCTCGGCGGGTACGATCGACTGGTCGTACTCGCCTGATGGTGCGTTTGGACGCATTTTTTCATTTCGACCTCCACCAAAACGCATCCCGGGAGTCGAATGTATCAAAATTTCCTGGTATCGTACGGCTCCTCTGTCGGCCATCTCGACGCGTCCGGAGCGCGTTCCTGTGCCATTTATGGCCTGCCTCAGCTGCAAGGTTCGACTGGATGATGCACCAAAATGCACTCTTCTCAGGTGGTCGATAGAATAGTCGTACCAGCTGCCGAAAGTGCATTTGGACGCACAAAATTTTCTTCGCAAAATTTTTCCCAAAATCACAAATTCCTATTTACATTTTGGCCTTGGTAGTCGATAATTCTAACATAGTCGATCGCACTTCGCAATCGACAAAACCTCGTTTAGGAGATGACACAGATGGCCGCTAAGAAGAAGTCGCATTGCCCACGTATTCACACCAAGATTGTAAAATTTGAGATCGACGTTTGCGAACCAGATGAAGCGTTAAGAATCATTTCGGAGATCGATCACGCGATGGAATGCAAGATCACACTCATACCAGCCCAGAAAGGCACCTACCCTATCCTCAAGGTGAAAGGTCAACGGCGCCACTGCCAGGTCATCTTCGATCGACTTTACCCTGGCATTGACGAATTGATGGAAGACTACCTGGTCTGACTTTAAATGCACTTTCCTCGGCGGGTACGATCGACTGGTCGTACTCGCCTGATGGTGCGTTTGGACGCGTTTTTCATTTCGACCTCCATCAAAACGCATCCCGGGAGCCGAATGTATCAAAATTTCTTGGTATCGTACGGCTCCTCTGCCGGCCATCTCGACGCGTCCGGAGCGCGTTCCCGTGCCATTTATGGCCCGCCTCGGCTGCAAGGTTCGACTTGACGATGCACCAAAATGCACTCTTCACAGGTGGTCGATAGAATAGTCGTACCAGCTGCCGAAAGTGCATTTGGACGCATTCATTTTAAGATCTCTAGCGTCCACCGGATGGATGTCAATAGCAAATGCAAGAAAAATGAAAAATTCTTGCCGATGAAGGCTAGCGCGTAATTTTCTTCGCAAAATTTTTCCTAAAATCACAATTTCCTATTTACATTTTGGCTTTGGTAGTCGATAATTCTAACATAGTCGATCGCACTTCGCAATCGACAAACCTCGTTTAGGAGATGACACAGATGGACAACATTCCAAAAACCCACCGCCGAGTGACCGCTCGCAAGTATGGCGGAGACGACGCGTATTCCTGGGCAGTCTTCATTGACGGCCGCCCATGGATCACAGGGCTGCACCGTAGTGAAGTTGCACACTACCGCACCAAAGCGATCAAGAAAGTACTTGGCCTCGACTACTAAGCACCAAAATGCACAGTCCTCGGCGGGTACGATCGACTGGTCGTACTCGCCTGATGGTGCGTTTGGACGCGTTTTTCATTTCGACCTCCACCAAAACGCATCCCGAGAGCCGAATGTATCAAAATTTCCTGGTATCGTACGGCTCCTCTTGCAGCCATCTCGACGCGTCCGGGGTGCGTTCCCGTGCCATTTATGGCCCGCCTCGGCTGCAAGATTCGACTGGACGATGCACCAAAATGCACTCTTCTCAGGTGGTCGATAGAATAGTCGTACCAGCTGCCGAAAGTGCATTTGGACGCATTCATTTTAAGATCTCTAGCGTCCACCAGATGGATGTCAATAGCAAATACAAGAAAATGAAAAAATTCTTGCCGATGAAGGCTAGCGCGTAATTTTCTTCGCAAAATTTTTCCTAAAATCACAATTTCCTGTTTACATTTTGGCTTTGGTAGTCGATAATTCTAACATAGTCGATTGCACTTCGCAATCGACAAAACCTCGTTTGGGAGATGACACAGATGATCGTTGACTTTCACTGCCACCCATGGCTCTGCAAACGCGTTAAAACGCACAATCGAGCTAACACGGCGATCGTACTCGTATTCGATAGGCAAAGTCGTAAAACTGGCCGTTGGCTAGTTCAAAAGCCGAAACAGGCGTTCTTCACCCTAGGCGAGGAGGCCGCAATCAACTTTGACACGGCCGATTGGTTATTCCAGGTCGAGGTGGAGAAGTTTAAGAAGGAACTTGAAGGGAAGATTCCGCCCGGTGAAAAATGGTTCCTCTATGAGGCGTATGCCATCACGCTAAGGTAAAACGCACCAAAATGCACTTTCCTCGGCGGGTACGATCGACTGGTCGTACTCGCCTGATGGTGCATTTGGACGCGTAATTTTCTTCGCAAAATTTTTCCCAAAATCACAATTTCCTGTTTACATTTTGGCTTTGGTAGTCGATAATTATAACATAGTCGATCGCACTTCGCAATCGACAAAACCTCGTTTAGGAGATGACACAGATGGCCGCTAAGAAATCACGCACTGACATCGTCAACCGCACGGTGACGTGCCGGGTCCCTGACTACCACTTATCTAAGTTGTTGGAACTCTGCTCAGAGTACACCTACCGCGTTGAGTGGTTGAAAATTCGACAACTGAAAAACGGTGACTACAGCATGTCGATGAACGCACATCGAACTAACTTCGAGTACATCGAAGAGGATCTTGAGTCGGTTGCCCTGATAGGCACAATTAAGATCACGTAGACCGCACTAAAATGCACAGTCCTCGGCGGGTACGATCGACTGGTCGTACTCGCCTGATGGTGCGTTTGGACGCGTTTTTCATTTCGACCTCCACCAAAACGCATCCCGAGAGCCGAATGTATCAAAATTTCTTGGTATCGTACGGCTCCTCTTGCAGCCATCTCGACGCGTCCGGAGCGCGTTCCTGTGCCATTTATGGCCTGCCTCGGCTGCAAGGTTCGACTGGATGATGCACCAAAATGCACTCTTCTCAGGAGTTCGATATAATAGTCGTACCTGCTGCCGAAAGTGCATTTGGACGCACGAAATTTTCTTCGCAAAATTTTTCCCAAAATCACAATTTCCTATTTACATTTTGGCTTTGGTAGTCGATAATTCTAACATAGTCGATCGCACTTCGCAATCGACAAAACCTCGTTTAGGAGATGACACAGATGGACCTCTTGACCAAAGCGCTCTTGACCACACCTCACAGAGCATACCGCACGCGTAACCTAACCTCCAACAGCAGCCTGATCACCATTCAGTTCGACAAAGTCCCTGAGGGTTGGATCCAGCACGAAAAGACCCTGTGGTTCGTCTTCAACGACAGCGGCCGCTGCTTGGCAGTTGGGCCCAACGTACACGCTGTGATAGAAAAGCTCGCCGAAGAGTTTGCCATCAGCGTGATCGTCGAATCGTAGCACAGGACGAAACCGCTTCGGCGGTCTGGCAGTTAGTGCTGCCACTGATGAGTCCATTCACTTAGGAGATGACAGATGACGAAGCCACAAAAAGATTCAAGCGGCCGATACCACCCATGGGAGACGAACGATGGCGTGTATTACTCGCCGTATGGCACACCGTGCAGGGAGGTCCAAAGAGACGCGATGAGAGGCATGATAACGCTTGAGTTTGCGACGTTAACGACCGCGCGAATGCTTGAGTATGATAACCCACGGATCGGCCAATGGACGATCGTTAACCAGGAAATTCGACTGGTAAGCTTTTTGGACACGTTCAAAAACGCGTAAAATTTTTCCCAAAAATCACAATTTCCTGTTTACATTTTGGCCTTGGTAGTCGATAATTAAAACATAGTCGATTGCACTCCGCAATCGACAAAACCTCGTTTAGGAGACGACACAGATGGCAAAGCTGACCATGACGATGAATGAACCGCACGGGATCTCTGAACTGTTTTTCGTGCTACACGACAACTTCGACAGCGTAGACTTCAAAGGGTCCTTTGACATGCGACTTGGTAAAGCGGAGATCCAAGGCGAGCGACAGGCGCTAGAGATCCTTCAAGAAGAACTCTTCGGCTCGATCTCAGCATCCAAGATCGAAGATTAGCACCAAAATGCACAGTCCTCGGCGGGTACGATCGACTGGTCGTACTCGCCTGATGGTGCGTTTGGACGCGTTTTTCATTTCGACCTCCACCAAAACGCATCCCGAGAGCCGAATGTATCAAAATTTCCTGGTATCGTACGGCTCCTCTGCCGGCCATCTCGACGCGTCCTGAGCGCGTTCCCGTGCCATTTATGGCCTGCCTCGGCTGCAAGGTTGGAATTGACGATGCACCAAAATGCACTCTTCTCAGGAGTTCGATATAATAGTCGTACCTGCTGCCGAAAGTGCATTTGGACGCGTTCATTTTAAGATCTCTAGCGTCCACCAGATGGATGTCAATAGCAAATGCAAGAAAAATGAAAAAATTCTTGCCGATGAAGGCTAGTGCATTTTTGGGCCACGTTTCCTCAGCCAAAAGCTATAGTATAACGGTCAAAATTTTTTTCCACAAAACTGTTATTTCCTATTTACATTTTGGCTTTGGTAGTCGATAATTCTAACATAGTCGATCGCACTTCGCAATCGACAAAACCTTAGGAGATAACACAGATGGTCAAGTTCCCGCACGTCAAGATCGCCGGTCCCGATCACGATGATAATTGGACTTGGGAAGTCCTCGACACCAACCGCACACCGCACGTGCTGATTCGCTACGGCTTCAACACTACCTTGCAGCAAGCCTGCAAAGAAGCTGACGAAGTCGCTTTTCAAGAATACGAAGCGATGAAGAAAGACCTTCCTCGCCAGCGGTTCATCGACAACGCGCTCAAGATTGAAGAACTTGAGTACAAGATGCAGAACTGGGCAGCTGACGAACCGCGCGACATTCGAAGTTTCACTGTCGAAGAAATCTTGATGCTCGCCGAGGAAGTCGTCGCTGAGATCAAAGAAGAAGGCCACGTGTTGTACGAAGCCTACCACATGGGTTTGCCTGAAGAGAAAGCAGACCTTCGCAAGCAACTCCGACAACTCAACCGCTTGATCAAGGAACTCAATAATGACGCCTCGAAGTAAACTGATCGCTCGCACAGCACTGCGAGTGATGGCACGGCTCGATTCGTACAAGCGACTCATGGCGTCCATCGAGATGGAATATGCGATGTGCACAGCTTACGGATTCCCTTTCAAGTTGCCTGTTGACAAGATGTATGAGGATTGCTATAATGAATCCGCTCGCATAGTCGCAAAGCATTTTGGATGCGCACCAGGCAACGTGCTGTGGTGCGTCGAACGATTCTTGCATTTGCCGCAAGGACCTCGCAACTAGGTATAACCATTACAGGAGATAACACAATGTACATTGTACACGTATCGTTAAGCGATGATGGCACGTTCTTTCATCTTCGCGAGTTTGTTCAACACGAAGACGGTTCACGCTTCATCCGGTACTTCGTTCGACCCGAGTGGCAAACCCTGCCCGACCTAAAGCGCCTCGACGACGGCTACGTCCGCACTGCTGCTAGCGACGTTACTGTCGAGCGCCTCTTAAAGCACCGCGACGACGGCATCTTGCTCGAGTTCGACGACGATGCTCAAATCGTCTTCAACTACTGGGTCGCTGTACTCGCCGAATCACGCCTCTCAGCTGAATGCGTAGCTCGCTTCAAGCTCGAAGGTCGCATCCCAGACAACGAAGACATTGACTTCGGTAGCCTCTCGCCATACCAGCGAGTTGGCCTCGTCAATGCTCTTAACCTCCCCGGGTACGGCCTGTTCATGAAGCAAGGCACTGGCAAGACAGCAGTCGCAATCGCTGCCATCTGCAATGATGCCAAGCGTCGCAAGAAGCCTAGGTACCGAGCCATCGTCGTATGCCCGCCTAACGTCCGCGTCAACTGGTCATCTGAGTTCAAGAAGTTCGCAACAACTGAATGCGACGTTCACATTCTTAGAGGCGGCCAGATCACTCGCGTAACACAGATCATCGGTGCGATCAAGTCACCATCGCCTGTCTCAGTCATCATCTGCAACTACGAAACCTTGCAGCAATCCTGGGACGCGCTGTCTGCCATCGAGTTTGACTATGCCATCCTCGACGAAGCGCACTACATCAAGGCCCACACTACCAAGCGTAACGAATACGCTCAAAAGCTTGGTCGTAATGCTCAAAAGCGCCTCGTACTAACTGGCACACCCATTGCCAACAACGTCAACGACCTGTACACTCTCTTCGAGTTCATGGGTCCTGGCACGAGTGGCTTTCGCACCTTCGATAGCTTCCGCAAGTACTTTGGCAAGTATCGTCAGACACAGCACGGCCTTTCGTTCGAAGAGGCGCAGAACCTGCCGATCCTCAAAGACAAGCTGTCACGCTACTCATTCATCATCTCAAAGGAAGAAGCATTGCCATTCCTCCCTGATAAGCTGTTCGACGTAGCTGAAGTCGAGATGACACCTACACAGTCCGAAGCTTATCTCAAGCTCAGAGACGAACTTGTCATTGAGATCGAGAACACGCTTGAGAACACCGAAAACGAAGCGGTTGCAGTCAACAACATCTTGACGCAGTTGCTTCGTCTCAGCCAGATCACATCCTCGTTCCGCGTCATACCCCAGGTGATCGATGAAAACGGTGACGTCACATCGCCGCGACGCGTCATTCCTTTCGACACGAACGTCAAAGCTGACTACATCGCTTCTTTGGTCGAAGAGAAAGGTCCAAACGACAAAACGATCATTTGGTCGAACTGGGTAGAGGATATCCAAGCTATCAAAACGCGTCTAGAAGCACTTGGCGAGAGCCCTGTGGTATTCTATGGCGGCTCGAGTTTCGAAGATCGTATCGAAGCTGAGAGGCGCTTTAACGAGGATCCATCCTGCCGTTGGTTCATTGGCAATCCACAAGCCGGCGGTACTGGATTGAACCTCCTTGGCTACCCGCCTAACGACCCGACTCGCGTCGACACGAACTGCACGCACGTCATCTACGTATCACAGAACTGGAGCGCCATCCTTCGCGAGCAAAGCGAAGATCGTGCCCACAGACGCGGTACACGGGTGCCAGTTCGTATCACCGAAGTAGTCGTACCTAACACCATTGACACCGTCATCGCAACACGTGTTGCTAAGAAGAGACTCGATGCCGCATCGACTCTTGACATCAAAGACATCCTTAACGATCTCCGATCATCGGTACTAGCACAAGTATGAGCCGCGTATTTATCATCAGTCCGACAGACTACGACGTCACTGACGCACTTCGTTACGGCAAGTTGACCGTAGTCTTTACTGGAGCAAGACCAAGCATCTTCGATCACGCACGTTTTCGAGATGAGTTCATGAAGCGTATCAAGGCCTTAGGCTTTGATAATCGCACCGACAGTTTCCTATGCATCGGCACCGGCGTACCAATGGTGCTTGCAACATCGTTCCTAGTTCAAGAATATCAGTGGCTTAAAGTACTGTTCTTTCATGCCGCTGATCAACGTTATGTAATGAGGGTTATTGGAGATGAAAGAGCACAGCAGAGAATACTTCAACTACGCAATGACAGCCCTAAGCGAATGGAAAGAGAGACATGATCGCTTCATCAAGGACCTGCATAACGAAGTGTCGTTAGAGGAACTTGCAGACATGGCCTTTGCGCTCAAGAAAATCTCAGAGATCTTCGATGAGATTGAGAAGAAGACACGAAACACCTACGAACTAGCAGAACGTCTGCTATGTATGATGTGGGCACAGAACGGCGACTCGGACCCTATCCGAACGCCGTACTGTACTATCACCCCGCGCATCCGAATGGCTGCGCAAATTCCCAAGAAAGGAACGCCTGAATATGCAGAGCTAATGAAAGCGCTTGGAATCAATGAGGAGCTGCAAACGTCTGACGCTGTTCGTCCTCACTGGCCTGGCTTAGTCGACTTTGTCACTGAGCTACTTACACAAGGGCGTCCACTCCCAGCCGGAGTTGACCCACACAAAACTTACCCCGTGTACGGGGTCACAATTCGTCAACGAAAAGGAATAACAGAATGAGCAATTCACTCATCATCAAGAACGATAACCTGCCCGATTACCTCCAGCCCGCGATGGTCGACACTGGGACCGAGAACATGGGACAGTTCATTGTCCCACCCCGTATCAAGGTCGTCCAGCCTGTATCTCGTGGCGAGTACAAAGACAAGTTCTCACCTGGAGACGCTGTCCTTGTACCACAGATGCTTCGCATCATCGGTCTCGATCTCGACGATCGTGGCCGGCCAAAGAACGAGAGCTCTGGAGTTATCTTCACGCCACTGTTCTTCTTCCCGGAGTTCTGCCTGTGGAATCCTCTTGAGGCCAAAGGCAATCTTCCGATGATCCGTGATTCATCGTACGATCCTACCAGTCTTCTCGCGATCAAAGCTCGTGACTCGAAGCGACGTTTCGAGCCTTGCCCTGAGATGCCTGATAAGCAGATGCGTTACGTTGAGCATTTGAACTTCGTAGTGTTGATTCACTCCGAAGGCCTCAACATGCTGCCAGCTATCATGTCTTTCTCGCGAGCTGAACATCGCTCGGGCTCTAACTTTGCAGCGCTCATCAAGATGCGCATGGCCCCGATGTACGGATGTCAGTTTGCGTTTCGTACTCGTTATCGCGAGAACGACAAGGGGCAATGGTATGGCATCGATGTCGAAAACCCGCCTGAGGGGGTTGGTGCATTCGTCGACAAACCTACTTTCGAGTACACGACGTACCAGTACCAAGAACTGAAGGCTGCACATGCTGATCGTGCTATCCGCGTGGATCACGAAGCTGATGACATTGTTGAAGGTCAAGTTCAAAACACTGAGCTGTAATGATTAATGTAATAGCCGAGCTTGAACGCATCGGCTGGGGTTTCAACTGGGCTGGGGACAGCGAGCTTCGCTGTCTCTGCCCTTTTCATAGCGACGCGACTCCCAGCTGTGCGATTAATGTAGAGAAGCAACGATTCAGATGCTGCACCGCGGGATGCGGGGCGAAAGGCGATGTAATCACCTTTCTGGCCGGCGCTCTAAAGAGCACTCGAGCTGACATCAAGAAGGATCTTGCCACTCGTTATGACATCAACACCGATCGTGTTATCAAAGCAGATGTCATAGAAGACTATCACTCAGACATATGGGCTGCTAAGCCGTTACTTCAAGAGCTGTACGCTAGAGGAGTCACTGATGATGACATACGCAAGTATCGTCTTGGCACCAAAGATGGCCGCGTTACGATCCCGATCAAGAACGAGTCGGGCTACTTCGTAAACCTTCGGCTGTACTTGCCCGGTGCACCTGGCAAGGACAAGTTTCGCAATCTCAAAGGTCGTGGTAAAGTCAGGCTGTTCCCGATCGAACAGCTTAAGTATGACCAACTCTTAGTGGTTGGTGGCGAAGTCAAAGCCATTGTAGCTGCAAGGTATCTTAACCCGCACGGCATCGGTGTTGTCACATCGACATTGGGCGAGAGCAACTGGGATCCTCGTCTAACGAACTACTTCAAAGACAAGCCTACGACTGTATGCTATGACATTGACGAAGAAGGCAAGCGATCGCAAGTTAACACCTGCAAGCACCTTTCCCGCGTCACGAAGGTTCGTACAGCACTGTTGCCGTTGGACCCAGCTAAGTTCCCTAAAGGCGACATCAATGACTTCATTGCGATGCGCGGCGACCTTCATCGAGTGTATACAGAAGCGACTGACTTTGCAGCCCCTAAGAAGGCTCACGAAGTCATGGAGAAGCCAAAGCGCGTAGACCTGGTTCACGCCATCAACGCTGACAATGCTGGCAAGCGTGTTGTTATGACGTGTACAGTATCTACACTTGACACATCGCCATACGTGATCCCGTCTAGTGTCAAGGTCAAGTGCACTCGAGACATCGAAGAATGCGCTGTATGCCCTGTCTTCCTTAATGAAGAGACCCACGTGTATGCCATAAACGCTGAGTCGCCGGCTATCCTAGAAATGGTCGCTAGGCCTAAAGCAAATCAAGCGCCTGCTCTCAAAGAAGAGTTAGAGATTCCTAAGCGATGTCAAATATGCGAGTTCGAGCCGACTGCATACTATAACGTCGAAGATGTACGCATAAGCCCACGGCTTGAGATCACTAATAGGTCTATCGATAGGTCGATGCAGCCGGCAATATGCATTGGCAAAGGCGTCGACCTTAATGAAACATACGAGATGATGGGCAGGATGTATCCTCACCCGCAAACTCAGCAGTCTACTTTGCTCATCAGCAAGTACAGGACTAGCCAGGATGCCCTGAGTTCCTATCGTTTAAAGGACCTTGACACGCTCTATAAGTTCCAGCCGAAGGATTGGTCGTATAGTAGTCTCAAGGAAAAGTTGGATGCGTTATATGACGATCTAGAGCGCAACGTGACCCGAATATATGGCCGTAGGGCTATCCATTTGATGGTTGACCTGGCATACCACTCGCCGCTGTTCCTTACCTTCGATCAAAAGAAGATCAAAGGTTGGGTTGAAGTTCTCATCCTTGGCGACTCAGCTCAAGGCAAGACTGAAACGACCATAAACCTCCAAAGGCACTATGGCTTAGGCGAGAAGGTCGAATGCAAGAACGCGACTGTCGCTGGTCTCCTAGGCGGCCTTCAACAAATGGGGTCGCGATGGTTCGTTAGTTGGGGCGTGATACCTACGCACGACAAGCGACTCGTCATACTTGAAGAACTCAAAGGGACTTCAACTGAAGTCATTAGTAAGTTGACTGATATGCGGTCAAGCGGTGTTGCAGAAATCCCAAAGATTGAGAAACGTCGCACGCATGCTCGTACACGCCTCATAGCACTATCCAACCCCAGGTCTGACAGCCCGATCGATCATTACAGCTACGGTGTTGACGCGATCAAAGAACTCATCGGCAGCCTAGAGGACGTGCGTCGATTCGATGCGTGCTTGCTCGTATCTGCAAAGGACGTGTCGCAGTCGCTTATCAACGACAAGTTACCCATGGGCAATCCAGTTTACACAGCTGAAGACTGCCGGCGGTTGATACTTTGGGGCTGGACAGCATCTGACATTATCTTCGAGCAAGAGTCCACTGACTTAGTTCTCGAGCTAAGCAGCAAGATGAGTAGCAAGTTCACTGACTCTATCCCTATCGTAGACCGCGGCTCGATGAGGTACAAGCTAGCACGTCTTGCAGCATCGCTCGCGATACGAACATTCTCAAATCAAGGCGAGTCAGTCTTAGTCAGACCATGCCACGTACAGTACGTTCATGACTTCTTAGACGAGATTTACTCAAGCCGCACTTTCGGTTATCTTGACTTGACTCAATCGATTGAATCACAAAGCAAGTTGAGCGATCCTGACACTGTTCGTCGAGCGATCATCACGACACCATTCCCGAAAGACTTCGTTCAAAATCTCTTGTCTCGAATGTACATCGAGTTGCAGGACATTCAAGACTGGTGCGCCTGGGACAGACAGGCTGCACAGGGACTATTAAGCGTACTTGTTCGGAAGCATGCGTTGACACGTAGGCAGCGTGCCTACATTAAGACGTCTGCTTTCATTTCGTTTCTCAAAGGCCTTGACGACATCCCTGAAAGGCCTGATCACATCCCAGAAGGAGCAGAATTTTGAAAGAGCAATTAGCGCAAGTGAAGCAGTTTCACGAGCATATGAACATCACGCCTCGACATGACTGGCCAACCGATACTGAACCGGCATTGGCACAGCTCTCGTTATTGCTGGATGGTGAAGCGCAAGACGCGCTCAAGTCGTACAATAAGTCAAAGGACGTTCGATGGCTTAGAGCTCACTTGATGATGGAGGAGTTGGCTGAGGTCATCGGTGGGCTTGCTCATTGCAACAAGGTAGACGTACTAGACGGTCTGGCCGACTTGTCGTACGTCACGTTGGGAACCGCTGCTGTTTTCGAGTTGCCGTTGCCTGAAGCTTTCGAAGAAGTTCATCGAAGCAACATGACCAAGCGGCCGTCTGATCAGCGCTGTTCAGATAAGACCGGGTTCGTTCCACCTGACTTGGAAAAGTTGTTATGAAAGCTGTAGGCATTCACGTATTCGCTGGTGGGTTTTCGCACGGCGTTCAGCAAGTAGCTGACGTCACTGATCACCTTGAGGTTCATGGGTTCGGCATTGAGACTGCAAAGGCCATGTGTAACGTCAACGTTCACAACTCGCCGGCGGACGAATGGCCTGACGTCCCAGCCGACTTTGCATTCGGCAACCCTCGTTGCACAGGCTTTAGTACTGTGACAGCTGGGTATGACGAGAACATTCACGGACCGTTTGCCGCGTGCACTCGGGACATCTGGGAGTTCATGAACTACTGCACTGGACGATACCCGATCTTTGCTTGGGAGTCAGTTCAGCAAGCCTATTCGACTGGCAAGCCGCTCATCGACATGCTAGTGGAGAAGGTTGCAGCTCAAGGATATCGCGTTGCTCACCTATTCGTGAATGCCGCTAGCCTCGGCAATGCTCAATATCGTAAGCGATACTTTTTCGTTGCTTACGATGGGTCAAAGCCGTTTAACATCTCGCCTATGACTTTGCCTGAGTATGCTCCAACGCTGTACGACGCTATTTGGCATATGCGAGATCGAACTGACATGACACTGACGAAGCTGTCTCAAGACGAACAAGATTGCTTGGCACGACTGCCTAACGGTTGGGATCTCAACATGCTTGCACAGTATGATTGCGACAACCTGCCAGAACGAATGCAAGATACTTGGCTTATGCGCAACAGCGGTATGCCGTTCAGCATGCACTGCGTGAAGCGATTGTCCTGGCAGAGGCCGTGCCCGACTATCTTCTCATCAGCTGGCAGATTTATTCATCCCGATCACCATCGAGGATTGACACATGAGGAGCTTGCGACTATAATGGGACTACCGATAGTTCCATTAGGCAATGATCCAGTACCGCAGATCGCTAAAGGAGTCTGCCCGTGCGTTGGGGAATGGGTTGCTCAACAGGCATATCACTACCTCAACGATGCTTGGGGCGGCGAAGACTGGGAAGCAAAGTATCGTGATGGCTGGATAACGTCTTCATCAGTGGGTAAGACTGAGAAGGTGTTCAACTTAACTGCTTACCTACAAACACGACAGAGAGATTTTGAAGATGAAACATTTCCAAGATATCGATTCAATGTGGACCCACGCACTGGGGAGCTTATTGACTCTTGGCACTCAATCGGAAAGTCGCATCGGCGGAACAGTGGCACTACACGGCTACGCAGCACGATTAGCGTCGACGTCAATGACTTGGCTGACGAATGAAAGACGTGGGCTTGACCCTCGTTATGCTGCCGGCGAGTTCTTCTGGTACTTTAACTCAGCCGGCTCGCTCGAAATGATATCTCATTACGCGCCGCAGTATGTCAATTTCGCAAACGATGGAGTTGTACACGGCGCGTACGGTCCTCGTATACGACTGGTGATCAGCGACTTAGTCGATCTTCTTCGCAAGTCACCTAACACGAGACGTGCAGTGATACCTCTCTATCGAAGTTCAGACGTAGAGAAAGCTGATTGGGTGAACGACACACCTTGCACGCTGTCTTGGAACTTCATGATCATAAACGACGAACTGTGTATGATCGCCACAATGCGTTCAAACGACGTATGGCTAGGAATGCCGTACGACATCTTTGTTAACACGTGCGTTCAGCGGTTCGTAGCTGGCATGTTAGGCATTCGGCCGGGTTGGTACCAGCATCAGGTTGCCGACTTGCATCTGTACGACAAGTACATCAAACAGGCTAGAGAGGCCTGCACATCAAGCAGGAGTTATCTCGACGTGTGGGGTCTGTCTGACACGGATTGTAGCATGGACGATATGAACACGTGTCTAGCCTTTGAGTACGCATATAGGTTAAACGGCATGCCCGCGAAATCACCACCTGTACGAAACACGATGTTGCTAGCACTCGCAAACTGCGTTCTTGACTTACCCATTTATCAATCAGGAGTACTGGAAGATGCTTATCTTAGAAGGCACCGACTGCGTCGGAAAGACAACACTAGCTCATAAGTTAGCCAAGAGGCTCAACATGGTGTATCAGCACCTTGGTCCTCTTCCGGATACTTGGAGCGATGAAGACTACATTCACTTGGCTTCGATCAACGCCGTCCGAGATCGTTATCACCTTAGTGAGGTCGCGTACTCTGCAACGCTCAAGAACCGGTCTTGCAGAATCAAAGACGTCAAGGTGCTACACTCGACTTTGATCCTAAAGTACTTGGCCTTCACTATCATTATCACAGCTGATGGCCCAGTCATCAGAGATCGATTCGATGAAAAGCGTGAGTTGTTTACGTACGACGAAGTGTCCTTAGTCAATGAGACGTTTAAGCTCATGCTGTACTACGCTGACTTCAAGATTCACGTTACAACTGACAGGCCAGACATCACTGATGACATTGTTGAAAGAATCTGCAGTGCTTATGAAAGGAAACGCAAGTGCATAACGGAATGGGCCGATACCATGCGAAACTTGAAGTTATGATCAAGTTTGCAAATGATGTCGCTAGCTTATCTACGTGCAAGCGGTTGCAAGTTGGCGCTGTTGTAGTCGATCATGGGCTGACTGAAGTCCTTGCTTTCGGCTACAACGGCCCAGCACGCGGCATCGACAATACATCTTGCAGCGGTGAACCAGGGCAGTGCGGCTGCGTTCACGCTGAAACGAATGCTCTACTTAAACTGAGTGACAAGAACACTCCGTGCTACATGATCAGCACATACTCGCCATGTGCAGCTTGTGCTGGCCTAATACTTAACACACCTAACATCACTGATGTCCTCTGCGTAAAAGAGTACAGAGGTGGTAACACTATGAAATTTCACATGATTGGATCACACTATGAGATTATCCAACGGCGGAAGGCTATGTACGACGCTCGACGATCTGCCATGTTTGGCGGGAGCTAAGCACCTGTACCTTGACTTTGAAACAACAAGCGGCAACTACACGCTGGATTCATTGAATGTCTGGAAGAACTGCTACATTGCAGGTATCTGCGTGACAGCGGACGATTGCCCAGACGCGTGGTATGTCCCCGTGTGCCATCATCGCGGCGGCAACCTTCCTTGGGAGCCAGTTTACAAGTGGCTTGAGGAGGTTGTAAACACATGCGGTACGTGGGTTAATCACAACGTCAAATACGACATGCATGTCTTTAGCAACAACCTAGGTGTCGAGGTCAAATGCAAAGTACTCGACACGCTGTCGCACGCGAAGATCTTGAACTCAGACCGAATGCGGTATGGTCTTGACTTCCTATCAAAAGACTGGCTTAATCACGACATCAGCCATCACGAAAAGGAAATGAAACCGTATCTCAAAGGCAACAAAGATTTCGGTTGGATACCAGCTGACATCATGGCGCCGTATGGAACTGATGACGTGTTCGTCACTCGTAAGTTGCATCGTTATCTACAAGATAACATACCGCCAGATTGCAAGCTGGTGTGCGACCTTGAAGACAACATTACAATGTGCCTGTATCATATGGAACGGTCAGGCATGAACATCGACGTAATGAACACGATGGCAACTCAACTCAAGACATTGCACCGCATGGCGGACATTGATGACGAGTTAGAGTCCATACTTGGCTTTAGCATTAAAGCTAACTCAGACGAAGACTGCTTTGACGTACTCTGCAATACGCACGGTCTTCCTGTCATCGCTTTCACCGAATCTGGCGCCCCTTCTTTTGACAAGCATGCGCTCAAGTCGTACATGTCGTATCCTGGGGCACCTGTTGAGGTTCTCAAGTTGATGCTCGAGTATCGTCGACTTGCAACATTTAACGGCACGTTCCTATCTACGTATCTTGACTTGAACATTGATGGCGTTTTGCACCCTTCATACAACCCGAGCGTTCGCACCGGACGCATGAGTTGCATGAAGCCGAACATGCAACAACTCATGCCAGAGGCCAAAGCTCTCATCGTTCCGCGTCCAGGACACGTGTTACTATCATGTGACTACTCTCAGATTGAGTACCGCACGATCGTGCATTACATCCGAGACCCGGACGCCATTGCAGCCTACCACGCGAATCCTGACCAAGATTACCATCAGTGGGTTGCAGACTTGTGCGGCATCAAGCGCAAACCTGCAAAGACTGTTAACTTCTTGATGGGTTATGGCGGCGGCAAGGCTCGTCTAATCAGCGCATTGAGTGTCGACCCTGATGTTGTCGAGAGCATCAATGCGTCTGACCCGCACGAGTTTAAGCGCTTAGCTGAAGCCCGCGGCAACGACATCTACAACACCTATCACGCTAAGTTGCCTAATCTCCGCATCACGTCGCGAGAGGCTGAGACGCTGTGTCGTCAACGCGGCTATGTTCGTAATCTCTATGGACGTCGCCGGCATCTGCCACCGGAGTATGCTCGCAAGGCTTTTAACTCCGCAAACCAGTCATCCGCGGCCGACTTGATGAAAGAGCGCCTCGTTGCTTTGATGAAAGCTGGCTATGAAGTAATCGGCAGCGTACACGAAGAACTTATCATCACGATGCCTAAAGAGCAGTACACTGAAGAAGTTCGTAAGGACATCGCTCGCATCTTAGAGACGCCGTCTGTCAACTTGCGCGTACCTA